GAGTTGGCTTTCCAGTCGCCTTCCCACAAGCCCTTGGCAATCTGGAATCCACCAGAGTCTCCCAACATCAGTGTACCAGGTTCACGATTGCGAACCATGTCCTCAGACCAGTCTTGTTTGTTCAAGTCCAAGTTAGCATGCCCACCGGAATACAATGACCACTTGTATGGGAACAGACTTTTTTGACTATTAAGCCAATTCATCTGTTCCATATCTGGCATGCCTTGTGGCATACGTGCAGGCTCTACATACGGCCCATTTGCAAGGTCTCGTTGCTTGCCCACAAATGTGGCATAGAATCCACTAATTGCTGGCAAGAACACAGCGTAGTCATTCTGTTTAGCGGTTAGGTTATCTTGTATCACTTGCTTTGTGCTGGAAGAATATAGTTGTAAACAGCAAGACCTGAATTTACAGTGATCATTGCCGCGCCATCGTCGCTGATCTTAATAACCTTGTCGCCTGTAAGATCCATGATTGAAATAAATGTCTTGATAGGCCATGACCATGCTCTTTTGAGTTGACCAGTAATGTCTGGTTGGAACACAAAGTTGCCTGCGTGTGTGCTGTGATCACCAAAGAAGAACATCAGATTGGTGCCGTCTGTTTTAGCTTGGAAATTAATTTCCTCAGCATTGGCCTGTGCTTGCATTTTTAAACGCATGATGCTGGCATTAGTTGGTTCAAACTCAATGTGCCAGTTTACACCTTTAAACTTGACAGTTTTAAGTTTCTCATTGACAATTTCACTGGCCATAAAGCGATAGCTGTTTTTAAAATCACTACTGGCGTTTTCAAAGTTAATGCCGTCGGGCTCACCTGTACTGCGTCGTGTAATGCTGAGTTTGGCATTCTCACGATACTCTTGCAAGTTAAGCAAGATTTTTAACTTGCTTAAATTTGGCATACCAAAGTTGCCAACAAAGTCCGGCACTGGATTGGCAAACTTGCCTTCTACAACAACTGACCTGTCCTCGGCCAAGCCTGAGATCACAGTCTCATTTTCATCGCCTGTGATTTTTACCAAGTCGATTACACCCAAGTCAAGTGTGTGTTCTACCAAATCTAATAAATGATCTTTCATGTTTAATTCTCCTATTGTGTATTGTACATGTTTTATTTAGAATTAGCAACCTTGTTGGACATTATTTTTGCCAAAGTTTGGCCGCCCCTGTTGCTAACAAGTTCACCGGGCTTGCGTAATTCTAACCATGTAAGGTTACCATTATCGTGCCATGTAAACTCTTGTTTAAAGCCTATGCGCCTGGCAGCGGCTCGAACTTGATGTCCTGGTGTGTAAAAACTAAAACGTTTTTCGGCTAGTATCACGCAATGTGCTCGATCGCAATCATTGAATGTCATACTTAAAATACCACCTGGGCGTAATTTGTAAAAGATTTTCTTAAGGTACTGTTCAATAACCTCAAGTGGAGTAAATTCAAAAAAGTTATACACCAAACAAACTCCAAATTGATCGTCAGGCAAAGACCAAAGTACATCAGTTGATGCAGGCGGCTCCACATACATTCGTAGTCTTTTTTTGTACTCGTCTGTAAAATTTTCAGTACAAGGTTCTAACAATGCACTACTGTAATCAACTAGATATAACGGATCTAACCCAACAAAATCATTGATGAATGTTTCTTTACCAGGACGGATAATTAGTCCCGGGTATTTCCAGTCAATAAAACTTTTTAACCTGTCGGTTAACATTTTCTTTGTGTCTGGGCTCATTACTAATTCCAGAGCCAACAGATGTTGATCTACATCAAGTTTTGTTTCTTTGTCATGGGTATTATACTCTGATGATTCAATTTTAAATCTTCTTGAACTTTCGGCATAAAGAGACTTTTCCCAAACTTCGATCATGGCATTTAGTTCATTTATCAACTCGTTTAGTGTAGAATCAAATTGACCAAACACTTTAAAAATATTTTCCATATCTTCTTCAAGTGTTTGCGTAAATGTACGAGGTTGTATCACATTGTTCTTGACAGTGTGCATTACATCCGTTAATGTCTGACGTGCTTTAAATTCAACGTCTTTGACATTGTATTCTAATAATAAATTGCGATAAGCAACAATTTCACTTAGTATCATATATCACCATTCAAATAAATTTTGAAACGTATTCTCAGTGTTGGTGGCGCTTGCCAAGTCCCATTCCAATACGCCTAACAAGTTATCAATTTTCTGATCAACAACTGTAGCTTCCATCAACCCGTCATCAAAAGGTAGTTCAGTAAACCATGTGGGCAATCGTTGCTCATCTGTGGGATAACCAATGCTGGTCCACCCAAGTGCATTTGACTTGAGTTTACACACAATAGTTTTCATACCATCAACAATCTGCATCGAGTAGTTGTCTGAATTCATTCTGCGCAAGTTATTCCAGTTCATTGCGGCCCTAACGTGCCCTGGCATGTTGGCTTTGCCCAGTCTTGCTTCTTCTGCCGCATACTTGGTCAAGTTGTTAACACGCTTAGGTGAACCCTTCTCCCAACCAGGACGTTCCATAAACTCATATTTGAACTCACGTATACGTTCAATGATTGCTTCACGTGTGGCACCATGCAAAGTACTATTTAGAATTTCCAACAAGAAGTCTTGAATAACCTTGGGTGTATCACTGCGTTTCAAGTCCAAGCCCATGGCCTTGGTCTTGCCTTTCTTGCCGTCTACATCCAATCGCTTGCCTTCCAAGTCAATGATGTTTACAGCATAGCGTTTCTTTGTGATAAACAATCCACGATCCGCTACCAATTCCCTGCCCGCCGCAATCAAACCACCCATCTCTCTTGGGCAATGGAATGCTTGTTCCATAAATCCTGGAAAACTATCATTAACTTGTTCAGCAATTGAATCGTATAGTGCAATGGCAGTTTCCTTTGACCACTCCATACGACCTTCTGCCACTTCCTTCTTCAGCACCGGCCAAGCAGTAAAGTAGCATGAGTCTGTGTCACCATAAATGATAGCGTCGCCTGTGTGATCATACACGCCTGTAATACATTCGTTAATGTGTGCATCCATGTGCCGGGCAATGGCACGACCAGTTAGCGTGGTACTCTGTCCGATCCTGTGATCAAAGAATCTACAACCTGAATTCAAAATAGCGCCATACAACGAATTCAAGTTAATCTTCTTGACCAGTTGCCGCTTGTCCCAGAATGCTTCTTCCTTTTTATCCTTGGCTTCTTTTTTCTTGGCTTGTAATTCTTTGCGTTCTGAATACCAGCGTTCCAGCAAGCCTGGGATAATGCCCTTCTTCTCGTATGTGAGAATAGTTCCATTGGCGCTCATGATCCAGGGCTGGTTGCTGTCAAACATGATGGTCCAGATCTCTGCTGCCGAGTGTGTGCTTTCTGTGCCGTCTTGCCAGTCAATAGTGATCTCTGTGCCACGTTGTTGTTCCATCACAGCAGTGTATTCCAAACTGCCAAACAAGCCCTCCCAAGCAGCCGCAAAACTTGCACCCTTGGTTATCTTTTCTTTGATGTAGTGGTCAGTCATGATAGGACGCAGTTGTCCCACCACAGTTTCCGGTGCCATGTTCATGGCACGAATAGCTGAAGGATACAAACTGTTAATGTCAACTGATCCAATCCAGTCGTGCAGTCCCTTCTTGGGATACGCAACATACGCACCTGCAGCCTGGGTGTCATCATCTGTCAGTCGTTGCTTGCGATTGGGCACAACCATGCCACGTTCGTGGGCTTCGTTGATAATAGCCTGTTCAGTCACTGCCACAGCACCCATTGTGGTTTGTAACAACACAGTATTGGCATGTGCCAGTTCGCTTGCTAGCGCCAAGAACTGTAGTTTGCGATCCAGTTTGTGCAACAACAATGTGTCTTGTCTGTTGTATTCAATGAACTTTTTGAAGTGTTGGTTGTATAACGAATCTAAGGTGCCTTCAAACTGTGTTTTACGTTCGTTGAGTTCGTATTCACCAATGGCATCCAAACTGTAACTGTGACGTTCTTCATATGTGTACTTGCGATACAGTTGCATATAATCCATATGCACACGACCGACCAAGTCATATGTTTGGCTTTCACTACCAAAGCGTTCGAACATACGCATCTTAGGCAATTGTCCCCATAAGCAGAACTTGCGTGTGTCGTCTTTGCTTAACACACGAGTGCAACGATTCACAATGTATGGAATATCGTAGCCCTCTGAATTCCAACCACTCAGTACATCTGCATCCTCAATCAAGTCCAGGAATGTTTTGATCATGTCCTCTTCTCGTTCAAACAAAATGGTGTTTTCAAAGTCCTTCACAAGCTCTTGTGCAGTGTCCCATGTTAAGCCTCGTGGCGGAACTGCCAGTGTGACCAGTTGATCCAGCCAATTTAGATAGACTGAAATTGCAGTGATAGGATTGAATGGATCCTCTACAGGCGAAAAGCCTCGCTCTTTGTCAAAGTCTACCTCAATGTCGAAAAATGCAACATTGAGTTCTGGTGCGTCTTGGTCTTTGTAGTTTTCTTCCAAGCAACGAAAGATTGGATTGATATCACTTTCATACAATTGCTTGCCCGAGTGCATGCGAACTTCCTTGCGGAACTCTTTGTTGTTGCGTGTGCTGAAACGACTGACAGGGGTGCCGTAGATACTTTGGAACTTGCCTCGGGCATCGTCGTAGTAAAAGATGTAGTTGGCAGGATACTCATGGTATTTCCTCACGCCGTCTTGGCGTTCTACAACGTGAATGCGATCGTGTTCACGATCAAAAAGTGCGTCAATATAACTCATAGTCTCCGTTTGTGGCCGGTAAGCCGTGATTCATGCTCTTAACGTGAGCGACTCGTGTAGTATACTATTTAATGTCAGTGTTGTCAAGTGTTAATTTATACATTGTCGGAAATTCTTCTTGCTGGTGTTCCTGCAAAAACTCCAGGTTTGTCGGGGGTTTTTGTTAGTGCACTGTAGGCAACTAATTTACTGTCAGCCGGTAACGCTACACCATCAGAAATATAAGAACGCTGACACACAATTGAGTTGTCTCCAACATTGGCACCACCTGCAACCACTGCGCCTGTTTCAAGTTTTGCATTGAATCCCACTGTTGCGTTGTGTGCAACACCGCCCCAGGTGCCAATGGTGGCAAAGTTACCAATACGAGCACCATTGGTAATTCCGGAAAATGGCCAAACTATTACACCTTGTCCAATGTGGGCTTCAGGAAACACTAGAGAATATTGCCCAATGAAAGTGGTTGCTGTCCAGTTCTTTTCGGTCAATCTATCAATGGCTTTTTTTCTTAGTTCTATATCTTCTATTGTTAATAAAAAGTTAGTGTTTGGATCTTCCCATGCTAGGAATTCTTCAACAGTTATTTGTGTGTGGCTAGTAGGATCTACTAGAAATTCCTTCACGAGGCTAGCCAAATCATTTGAAGACAAACTTGATCTGCTGCCAATTTGTACCAGTTTGTATTCTGGATTGTAATAATGTAATCCTGGATTCTGCATATATTTTCTCATTTCATTAAAGATTCAAGCACTGTTGTTTGGCTTGTTCATAATCCTGCATTACTTTTTCATGCCAGGTTTCTTTCATTGGCAACAACAATTTTTTATTATGTTTGGCTGCCTGTTTGCACCGAGACAAAATTTTGTTAAGATCAATGTCTACTAGTTTCTCACATTGATCTAGTATTGCAACCTGTCGTTGTATGTGGTCGGCAATTTTATCGTAGCTGTGATCAACTACATCGTCAAGCACATCAAACCCTGTCTTTCTGAGTTGCTCAACAGAATGCTGTGCACCAAACAACAACCAGGGTCTTGGTACTTGCAAACAAGGAAATGTTTTTTCAGAGATACTTATTAGTCGATTGTCGTTGAAGTGTGTTTCTAAGATCAACGAAAACTTTGAACCCAACATTACAGGCAACAAGTCACCTGTGTCAGCAAAATTTTTATAAGGAATACTATTCTTTATTTTTTTATGCTCTGGAGCAAAAATACTATTATATTTTTGGAATGAATGCTCAAACGCTTCTTTTGGATCCATACCATAAAATTCATTATTTTTGTATTGTTTTGTAACACCGTTGAAAGAAATAAATCCTCGGTCAAACAAGTTTCGACGTATTAACTGGTACAGCCAACTTTGTCGATTGGGCTCAATTCTATTGATAAAACAACAAAAATCTTTTTCAACAGGAACGTCAAGGTCGGGATAATCGTAGTAATAAGCGCCAAACCAGTTGGTATCAAAGCTATAGATATGTCTAGACTGTTCTGGTGTGCACTTGATAATATTGGCTGTTATTACCAGTAGGTTGCGATAGTCGCCATATTCATTATTAAAAAATCCATCGAGGTCAACCGGATCTATTATAAATTGTCCTAGTAATCTTTTTTTAGGATCTATTTCCTGTATTTCATCTTGAATTTTTTTAACCGTGCGAGGTATCACATAATCTGAAAATTGAATAATGTTAGCAAACAGAGCTGTACCGGTAAGATATGTCATTTACATAGTTTTCCCAACTGTTTCAAGAATGGTTTCGAGTAACTCGTGATCTTGCTTTTCTTTACCAAACTCTGCTTTGTGTGCCAAGCGGATTGCTTTTTTCAACACACCAGGTTTGATTTCTAGTTCTTCTGCAACAGCTTTGATGGTGTCATTGAGACCACCTTGTAAGGTATCAATCTCGTGCATGACCTGCATGCCTTCGTTGATGATTTGTGTGAGTTTGATCTTTTGATCGCCGTTGAATGATTTTTCCATAAAATACTCCAGTTTAAAAATTTATTATACAGGAAGTATTTAAGTTTAGCAACAGCTTTGGTGAAAATATTGCTCACTTTAGAACGCCATTCCGGGGCACGACTCCCATAACATTCTGCCCAGCAGCCGGGCCACACTAGTAACGCATAACGTCCTAAGGTAGTGTGTTCTTTATTTGCCCGCTACAGCCAGCGCGGCACCTTTGTTAAAACTTGGTGACCAAGGTGAATTGCCTTGACGTAGTCCTTTACGCTTTGACCACTCGTACCCAGCACGATGTCCGGAACAGTCTTTGGTACACTGTGATCCTAAGAATGATAGTTCGTTCAAATGATCTTTTAAGAATGTATCAGCAAACGCCTTGCATAGTTGTTTGATACGTGAGTTTGTGGTGATCTTCAAATGAAACTGTTTACGTGTTTCATCTTGTGATGGATCAGCATAGCCAGCATACACTTTGTGTACCCCAGACTGGTTGATTAGATCTGTACAACTTTCCCCGTGACGTTCGTCCATGTCTTCAGTGCAAGGACTCAAGGTTGTGATAATAATGCTACCTTGTGGTACATTGCCGTACTGTTTGGAATAAGCATCAAGTGCGGCACGTTCTGCGTGTACACGTCGACCGTCGGCTGCTGGATAGTTTACAGCAGCCACACAGCGATTGTCAGGATCTAACACAGCGGCGGCCACCATGCCAAAGTACTCACTGTCTTGTTGTTTGGCTTGCATCAGTAGATCACACAGATCCACCAGAATGCGATCTAGTTTGTCATGGTTTTGAATTCTAAAGTCACTTAACCGCATTATACTGGTGAGTAGGGATTGCGAAAACGATCGTATCCATCGTCATCTGGATAAACAGGATAGTCGTTGGGATTTTTTGCAGGCTCTTCTAAACGATCTTCTGGGTTCATTTTTTAGGTTGCACCGCTGTTGGAACATTTCTGTACACACGTTTAGTAGGGTCATACACAGTTTTCATTGGACCTGCACCGGCCAACTGTTTAAGACGTGCCATGACCGCATCAAACTTGTCGGCATCCATGTTGCCAATTTTGTCACCTTCGTTCATTTGCTTTAGTAACTCTTGTGCCTTTTCGACGCTGATCATGTACCTACCAAATCTATCAGGGTTGGCTGCTTTTTGTAGGTATTCTTTGCTGTATCCTTTTGGAGCTTCTGCTTTTGCAGGAGCAACGTCAGTTGCTTGTTGCGTTGTTGCAGGTTTTAATCCACCGGTAAAGCCACCTTGACCATCAGGGGTAACTCTAGCTTGGGCACTGCCTGCGCCTAGTGCCATTGCACCTGCTAATGCCGCACCGCCTAGCTTTTCTTTCCAGCCTTCATCCAACTCGGGCTCTTGATTGGATTCAATGTAGTCAGCGGCTGTGTCAATATAATCGGCAGCATTGGTAATTTTCATCTGTACCCACTCTGGCATGTTTTCGTTGTCATCCAACATGCCATTGAGTCTGCGAGCCGCCCGTACAATGGTGTTTAATTGGTCTTTTGCTTGGTCGCCTTCGTAATCGTACTCGCCAGAGTCAGCGTGATCCATTGAGTGGCCATCGCTGTCTACTTCGGCTTCTGCTACACCTTGTTGGCTAGCAGTTTTACGCCGAGCAACATCGCTCATGTGTGTGACTACGCCACGTGGATCTTTAGGTTGGCCTTGCTTGTTCTTTTCAGCTGGGTGCCATTCTGAGTCGTCTTTCCAACTGACAACTTTGCCTTCTTTGTCTTTTACTTCTGTGTGGCCTTCTGCTACGCCTCGTTTTTGCAAGTAGTAATAAGCACTTGCAAAATCGCTAGGGAAATCTTGATCTCTTGCAAACAAATGATTTGCACGTACCTGGCTCATTAGATCTTGCACAGCAACTTTGTATCCTGTGTTTAACACATCGTCGTCACTGGCCAAGTTGGGTTTAACATCAAATACCTTTTGTGCTAGTTGTTCTGCGTAGTTTGCACCGAACCCTTCTGCTACTTCGGTATCATCACTCAAAGTATCTTGTATGTTACTGCCAATTGATGCACCAGTCATTGCCCCACCGGGAGACTTGGTTAACGCGGCACCTGCTAAGCCACCTAATGCGGCACCTACTAGACCTTCTGCCATGCCTTGGGGTTTATCATTGGGGTTGGTAGTCAACATGAACTCTTTGTCTTTATTGAACAGTTTGGCCTGCATGTTTAAAGCGGCTTTGTTTGCGGCAGCTTTGTCTTGGAATGCATAAGGGTTACCTTGCTTGTCTTTAATGAGTTTGCCATTAAGGCGAATATACCAAGTGGGTTGCTGGTCAAATGCATGATTCTCATCATTGGCTCCACCATCTTGCTGATATGCATAGGAGTCTTTGCCAAACCCACTGGTGCTATTGTCAACGTCACGTTCATATGCATCGCGTGGGTCTCTTATTTCGTATAGGTCATTTAAATTCATTATGCTTCCTCAATATAATCAGCAGACTCATTTTGTTTGCGTTGTCTAGCTTGGTACATTTCCACAGCCATTTGTGCTTGGTCTAAATTTTTAAAACGGCTTTTTAGTGAACGTCCCCCGTGACGAATTTCAAATCCTCTTCCTTCGTCACCATGTATTTCGCATGCACGGCCGTCTTCTAATGCCACAGTCTTAACAGGTGCTGACTCGCCGTACACAGGATTCTGCATGGGAGTTGTGGGCATTTGAATGATGGGATCTTCTTCTGTAGGATCTTCGGCCACGGCAGTGATCTGCTTGGCTACAATACTGTGATCTTTTTTGTCTTTTTTCTTAAGGTCCGTATCGGCCTTGACTCGGTCTTTTAAATCAGTGTCTTGTTTTTCGTTGCTGATGCTGTCAAGATAATCTGCAAAAGATTTTTTAACCTTGTCTAATTTATCTTCGCTGGCCACTTCTTCGTCAAGTCCGTGTACAGTTCTCCAGCCTTTGACCAGCTTGTGAGTACTAGCATGGTCTGGTTTCTTAGGCAAGAAGTCGCTGACTTTTTCTTCAACTTCTTCGTCTTCACTGGCACCTACCATGTAGCCGGCACTGGGTGCTTTTTTATCCGGATCACCGCCAAGCACAGGACCTTGTGCAGGCATCTTAAACAGTGCAGGCATCTGCGGCACAGACCGTTGCTGTGCGTTTAATCCTTTGGTCACTGAGTCTGGCGTAATTTGACTTTCAATCAATGCAAGTCGTTGCATTATGCTGTGCATTTCGTCCATGTTATGCCCTTGCTTCCTTTAAATAACTTTTTAGTTGCCACATATATTTGCCGTGTTGACTTTGGCGTTCAGCGGCAAAGTTGGCAATGTCTTGACGATTAGCCCCGGTGGCTTCGTTGAACACAGACAGGCTTAGGTCAATCATGGTTTGTGTGTCTGCAAGTAATTCTTCTAGCATCAAACGAGCACGTGGTACTTTGGTTTGATCAGGGATTTGTGTCAATTCTAGGAAGCGGGAGAGACTGCCTGGTGCATATTCATCCTGGGTGCGTATGTATTCAGCAATGGGATCCACAGCCGAATAGGAATCTTCGTAGATGTCTGAGAAAAAATCGTGTAGTTCGCCAAAGTCAGGTCCTTCCACATTCCAGTGAAAATAGTGTGCTTTTAAGTAGTACGAAAATGTACTGGCCAAATAGGTCTTTAGCAAATCACTTAACATTTGTTTTTCCTTGTTTCTTTCTCATTCTTTTTGGGGTATTGGGAAAAGGATCCGTGGTATATTTACCAGCAAAGAAACTATCACCATTTCTTGATATTACGCCGCCCAAAGGAGATGCCACAGTGGCAACAGAACCAGAAGAGGTGCCACCCACAGATGCATTTTCCTTGATAAATTCACTGGCTTTCATCGTCCAATCCTTAAAGTGTTATCTATTATTCTACCAGGGCCGTGCTCAACTCGTATGTTTGAAACTTTTAAAAAAGCGTCAGGCGATGACACAAGCTCGTAACGTATGGCATAATCTCCGGGCACAGCTTCAATTTGAAACATTTCTTCGAGATATTCGTTGTGCCAAATCCATGTGCGTTCAGCAAACAATTCGTCGTCAATGTAGGCACGGTAAACAGGAGGCTTACCAGTCCACTTACACTCAACGTCACATAATACACGAACAAATTGTTTCATTGTGTATTTAGTCGTAGTTTAATGAACTTGTTTGATTGAGCCTATGTGCCAGTCTTGGATATTGTATTGTGTCTTAAAAATTTGTCTTGCAACGTGTGCGTTAGGAGCCCATGCCACAGCGTCTACCCATCCTACATACTGAGGATTTTGCACTCGAACCTTAGCTGTCCATTGTTTGGCACCGTTGATGATTTCCTTGGCTTTCATGACTTTTTCTGTTCAAGCATGCCCCAAGTGCCGTCTTCATCTGTTGTTTTTCGAATATATTTTACATTGCCGGAGCCACTGCGGCCTTGTGCAGGTTTTTCAATTTGTGCAGATTTATCTTTTTCAAATTCTTTGCGCATTGTTGCCAAACTGGGCACAGGCTTTTTGGGCTGGGCTGCTCGAGCAATAGTAAATCCAAGCATTTCATCAACTTCGCCTTCTGCGGTTTTCTTGGGCAATGTCTTGTAGTTTGATTTTTTGTCTGCACTGTGAAATTCTTGAGCAACAGACTGTTTGATACCAACTTTCTTGGCAAACTCTGGATTGTGTGCAGCCGCTGCCATTGTACGGAACTGGGCTTTGCTTGCAGATTTTTCATCTAGTTCTTGTTCTGCTAGTCCGCCGGCGGCAGCATCTTGTGCAGACATCCGAGCAGTTTCAGTATTGCGTTCAGCATCTGCCGCTTGTGATTGCCAACTGTCAGGATCATCTGCTTGATCTTCTGCCATTGCAGTCGGTATACCCACAAACTTTCTAGCAATACTGTGCGGAAGTCTTAGACCATATTTGAGATTTAACCATTTTTGTATAATTGCTGGATTTGAATTAGCAATTGACCGTACCGTACCATCCGGTGCCCGCACCTTAATTGTGATAGTTTTGCCATCATCACTGGCAGACACGATCTCACTGGCATTCTCTACTATAAATTCTATGGCTCTCATTTGTTTTTCCCTGATTTCATGTTGGCACACCAGTGATACATCTTGGCCTTTTCGCCTGATGCATTCTTGGCACGAGCACGTAGATCAGTAACTGATCCGTTGCAACTGGCACCCGACCGTTTAACACGCCCTGGGCGACTCTTGCCTTTTACTTTGCCGTCGGCAAAGTTTTCCGTTACACTTTCGTGTAGAGTATATAAATTATATACAGTAGTATCAGCAAAATCGTCAATATCAACACTATATCCCCAACTGTTGGCATAACGCTGAACTAACTTGTTGTATAGATTTGATCGAGTTTGTGATTTTTGTCCTGGGTCAACATCTTTGTTAGCAGAGAAGCGAATGTGAACAGGATGTTCAGTGTCGATAAACTGTTGTATAGCACTTAACACTGTGGCAAACACACGTTGTTGATCACCTTCTCCTGTGACTTGTTGGCTGTTGTTTCTATAAAACTCAACACTCCATGTTTCCTCTTTTGTATCTTTACCAAATCCCTTGTTGAACATAATACTTAGAAAGGTGTTGTCATCCAATCGTGCTATTGCGTCTACATCACCAAAGTCACCTTTTTCCCATCGAAGTATTTTATAGGGTTGATTAAAAACTTCTACAATAAATTCTTGTGCTCGCATATTAACTCATGATTGGTAAAACTTCAATTGGATCGTCTAATCTAGATCGTCGCGCCCAGTCTGCGGCAACTCTGTTGGCATCGCCTTGGTTGTTACCTATGCCCGAAAAGCGATACACTTCTTCACCAGTACTAGAAACAACTACCTTCCAAGCACCAGTAAATGTGCCGGGTGCTGTGCGTTGTTGTTGTAAATCTGTTGTGCTACCAGGTTGTGCCGCACGACCCGGAGCCATTGGTATGTCTATGTCAACTACTTCAACTCCATTGGCAGTGCGCACACCATATGGATCATCGGGGTTCCTGCGCTGATACTGAAGTAGTCTAGCCAGTGCTGCCTCATCACTTGGCGCTAGGAATGCTGCCGCAGTTTGTTGACTGTTTTGATCGAAGATTTGATATTCCCTGCCTCTGGGCGCAGTAGTACTAGCTTGATTCACAGGCCTAATGCCAAACATAGCAGTGGCCTGCCCTCGTTGCAACGCATGTGGACCGTGTTCAATATAATCATTCAGGCGAACCAATGCGTCCGCATCGTTGGTAATTCCATCCGCAGGCTCTACTGAGTTGCCAGTTTGCTTGTTGTAGATTTCATACTTGGGAGTCTGTTCAGCAGAGTCTTCGCGATCAGATTTTTCTTGATAAGGACTCAATGGTTTAACAACTAGCGACCTCTTATTGTTAGCCCAGCTTGGGTAACCATCTGCACCAATGGCTTTTTCGATTGCTTCTTGTTTGGTTGTGGCAACAACTTCTATACCAGCATTGCTATTTCCAGGATTAGTAACTTTCCACCAGTATCGTTTACCACCAGTTGGATCTTTCTTTAACTTGCGGTCTAGTTGTGCTTGACGAACAAAACTCTTCAATGCAGCCTGTGGCAGCTCACCAGCGGCATACTTGGCAAAGTATTTGATGCTGTCATCTGAGCCTTCGGGAGCCAATATTTTGTACAATTTCTTTAGATATTCCTGGCGATACATTTCAGGATTCATTGCCGCGCTCAGTGCCACTGTGAAACGCAACAGGGTGTTTTCAATCTTGTCAAAGTTTTCATCTAGCCAGTCGCCGCCGGGTGAACGGAATTCAATGTGACCGCTCTTGACATTGATACTTGTGTACTTTTCTGTGTGTCCAGAATGAATTGCTCTTGAAGCAAGCTCTTCAACCTGACCTTTCATTTTGTCCAACAATGCCTGTGCATCGTCAGGATTTTGTGCAATTCTATCTTTGACAATTTTCATTGCTGACTTGGCATAAAAATTACCTTTTCTGCCAAATTGATCCAGTATATACTCGTCGCCCATGAGTATGGCTAACTTAACAAAATCAAGTTTTGATCGATCAAAGTCAGGTACTGAAATATTAATGTGCAGTCCAGTGCTGTCATTGGTGTAGCAACCATTGGCCTTGGCCCAGCGTTTGACTTTGTTCAAGTCGTTGATCATTACGTCAATGGGCAAGGGAGGGCTCACAAACTCCAGCCCTTTGTCTCCGTAGTCGTCGCCTTCTAAACTGCCATCAGGTTCAACCACATAGTGATCTGATTTTGTGCTAGGACGCTCTACCTCGCCAGAATGATATCTGCCGCTGGCTTGAACATCACGACCTATGGCATCTTGAAAATCATTGGCCACATCTTCAATGCTTCTATCGCCACCAGTGCCGGGTGTATTCCAATGTGGCCAATCAACTGTGCCAAAGGTATTCATGACATCTTGCATGGTATTGATTTCTTGATCTTCTAACCATTCGCTTTCTTGGTCAGCATTTGTGTAGAATTCTTCTTGTGCATTCTCTCTGGCCGAATCGTACCAATAGTTGCCGTAGCCTTGTTCGCTAATTTTGTTTGCGGCATCAAGATAATCTCGTTTATCTGGGTCAGGATACTCACCATCTTCGTTGGGTTCTGTGCCCATTATTTCTGCAATTTCTTCTGCACTGGCATTTTCTTTAATGTAGTTAAAAATAAACTCTAACTCATCGCCGTCCCACCGAGAATCAAAAGATTCGGATAACCATTGTTCATAGTTCTCTTGCATGCGTTCACGAAGTCTTTCCAGGTCTCTTCTGCTGTTTTGTCCGGCATCATCAAAGAAATCAACCGCATCACTGATGCCGCCAACACTTTGATCATAATCCCAGTCTGGTTCCGGCTCTGCATCTTCATCATCGCCTTCAACATTGGGCACAATCATTTCAAATTCCATGCCCGCAATGGCACCTGTCTTGGCAGCCTCTTTGCGTAGACTAGCAGGACCCATGTTGATTTCAAACAGTTCGTCTTCGTATATAGGTGGCAATTTACCAGTTTCTTTGAACTCTTTTAAAGAATTGGCCAGTCCGGTCATTAACAATCCAGGATGACCTTGTGAATCTGTGTGCAGGTTTAATTTGTTAGCTTCTTTGCCAGTGGCACCCGGACGTACATCTTTTGTCAATGCCATTTTGAATCTTGGGTCCTTGGCCTGGGCTTTTGTAGGAATATAACCAGAGCTTTCTTCAATTTGTCCATCTGCAAAATATTCAGGATGTCGTTGAGCATACTCACGCATGAGCACACCAGCTTTTGCGTTTGCTTCGTTTTCCCAGTCACTGCCGGTTTCACCTGCATGATCTGGAACATCTGCTACTTCGTTTTGTCTTTGATGTGTGAGTTCGTGTGCCACAGTGCGTAGTACGTCCATGACATGTCGTCCAGCTAAACTTACTTCCAACACATTGTTTTCTTTGGTATAACGACCAAATGTTTTATTACGAGCACTCCAAGCCGGATCACGTTTGAACTTTACTATTGGATCATGCTCAATGCTCAATTGTTCTACACAGTAATTAACAAAGTCTGAAACTATTTCTTGTGTTGACAACGATGGTTTTTCATTCAAGAACATCTGGGTAGTGGGATTTACTCCGTCCCAGGATGATCCTACATCTTCAGTTTTGAATCCATACACAAATGGTTTTTTAACACGAGCACGTTCTCGCAAACTCAACTCATGATCTTTGGCAGCATCTCTTGCATCAACCAAGCGTTTAATAGCACCCTGGCTGCGAAGCATTTTAAATGCTAGATTTTCAGGACCAAACTCACCGTGCTTGTCTAGTCCTGTTTGACGAATGGCTTTGATTTTCTTCATCAAGTTAGCCATAGTTTCGTGGTCATTGGATTCAACAGCAGTATCAATTCTTTTGGCAAGATCTTCATACTTGCTACGAGTAGATATGTCATCAACTCCGACATCTCGACGTTTTGGCACGTCAATCCACTGATTGTTCAACACACTGTAGATACCTTGACTATGGTGTGCCTTGTTGGCATCTTGTACATACAACTCCACAGGATATCCGCCAATGCTGATGTTGTGTTGATCGTTGTATTGATATTTTTTAGCGTCAAATAATTCGCGATATACTTTGCTGGCATCAGCCTGCGGCAAGTCCACCACCAAGTGTAGATCAATGTCAGAGTTGGGTGTGTATGTGTAAGCGGCATTGGATCCGCTGAGTGTGATGTCCTTGAGCTCGAATCCTGTTACACCCAAGAACTCACGAAAATCATCTGCTATTGCCAGCAGTTTCTCATGCACCACTGGCAGTAGGTGTTCGTTTTTGTCCCACAAACGAGGATTTAACCGGTCATTAAACTTGACAGCGTCAGCAAGGTTGTAGGAATCTAACTCTAGTATGTTCATATTATAATATTTAGTGTAAATGAAAAAGCCACTGGGTAAAGTGGCTTTTTGGATTTAAAGTTAAATTATGTTATTTCTTTTTCTTTTTTGATGCTATTACTTTGCTTTCTACAGGAGGGGGAGCAACAGCGGCAGGCAGAGCGGCTGCGGCAACTTCGGCTTTTTTAGCTTCGTACATGGGACCAAAACTTTGAATAAGCTGTTCTTGGGCTTCGTGGGCAAATGTGTATGTGCCTGTGTGGCGCAACAGCACACGTTTGTCAACCCAGACTTTACCGCCTAGGTCACGCCAGTTTTCACAGAATGTCCAGTCTTCTGAGTAGTAGCGGTTTTCACGCACAGCAGTGTCAAAATAAGTTTTCATGTAAGGATTAAGTTCTGGCGGCAATCCAATATCGTTCAAGAACGGTTTTGTAGCAGGATGTGCATTGAGTTGATCAAACACATGACGCTTGATCAACAAGAATCCTGTGCCTGTTTTTGATACTTCTTGTAAGCCGTCGGGACCTTCTTCTGCACCATCAAAGCCGTTGACACACCATTTGATAGGCAATGATTTCATTGGGTACAATCCACCAATAACGTCAACATCTCTGTTTAATAAAACTAGCAAATGCCATGGCTCCCAGCCAATATCAGCATCCACAAAGAACAAGTGTGTGCTGTCTTTGTTGTTTAAAAACTTAGCAGTTAATGTGTTACGTGCACGGCTGATTAAACTTTCGTTGGTCATGGTTTCCATGGTCCAGTCAATACCCAGCTGACGAGCAGTATTTGACCATTTGATGAAACTCATAAATGTAGACTCAGTTAATTGGCCTCCATAGCAAGGCATACAAATATGCACACGAGTTGTTTTTATCAAGTCAATGTTGACTTGAATTTGATTTTGACCGCCCAGTGGTTGGGACGGAAGTTGTGTTGTTGGTATTGCGTCAGCCATGATTTCCTTAAAAAGTTAGTGTAATATTTACTAACTTTAGTTTCGACCGTAATTTTTTTCGTCTATGTAATCCACAGTCAATTGTGTTAAAATTAGTTGTGTGGGTTGGGTGTAACTTTGAGCCTGTTGTTCTAAAACCAGCACACGTTGCATCCAATCCACAGCTCGAGCTTTGTCCACAGCTCGAGATTCTCGTATGTAGTTTTGTGTTTGTTCAGTAATGCCTAATTTCTTGTCAAATATGTCACGAAGTGCAGGATCGGGTTGTCCGTATAAATCCGCTATGATTTGATTTTTGTCGTGGCCATTGCCCTTGATATACAGTTTGCGAATTTCACTGGCACTATTGGCATCTACTCCATTGATTTTAAAGTTGATAGTTGGAGTGATAACAACATATCCGTGCTGGGTCATGGGCTTTAGTTTTTTTGCATTTTTGGGCAGGGGTTGCAAATAACTCAAAGACCCATCTTTTTTAGGGGCAAAATTAAAACGTTCAGCATCCTTGGCACTCACGGCAAACACTAGCACTGTGTCACGCTGGTTTTCATCTGGAATACTACTGGTAATTTCAATGGCTTGATAGGGATTTTTTACATTGGCAATTTGACTGGCAGGAATGCCCAGCTTGGTCATCATTGCAACTTTGTCACTGTAGCTAAAAGGACTAGTAATAGGTGCTTGCACATTGCTGGTAGCAACAAACACATTGTTGTCACCAAACTGTTTGGTCAGCCAATCATAACTGGCCATGTGACCTTTGTGAAATGGGTGAAAACGTCCGGGGTAAATTACAAGATAATTCATTATAGCATATTTATGCTTACATATTTTCCAACAACCACAGGTAAATTGGCGCAGTAAATTTTAAACTTACGTATCCATTGCAACCCATGTCACCATAGAATTTATGTTCACCCACGGTAGTTGTGCCGTTGTGATCATGATTATACACAGCTAATTTAGTGAACATGTGCCCAAGTTTAATTTCATCAAATGTCACATTGGACACAGTTAACACAGCATCCTTGACAATATTTTTGTTTAGGTCAATTGCTGTGTGTTTTTCTAACTTGTTTTTCAGCACAAATTTAAGTTCGTATTCTCCGTCATTGTCGGGCAAGCCAATGATTACAGATTCAGGTGCGGCAACATGATCTGATGAAAATACCACAACATCATTTAACATTGCATCAAATGCTAACTCAGCAGTATAGTCAGATGAATCTAAGTCAAATGTAATTGACATTTTGCTCATGGTGATATTATTAATATGTTAAAGTTACAGAGTCTATGACTGACACATCTTCAAAACCAGTGACAACTGCTTTGATCCAGGCAAAGTTACCGGTTAAGTTTATGGGAAATCTGAATTCTGTGGAATCGTTGGCGTAATCATACACATCAAACCATTTGGCAGTGGTAGGATCAAAATCTAAAGTTGCCTGTAATGTTATCTGCCCAACAAAGTCTGTCACAGTAATGAATACTGTTTGTAAACTTCCTTGGCCTTGATAGTAGCCTGCAGCTCTGGCAGCATCGCTTTCGAAATACGTGCTACTGCCGTCATAATTGCCATTGGGTGTGCCAACTACTACATTGCTAAACAAGGTAATTGTTGTGGACATGCTCAGGCCTTTTCGGCTTCAACAACAACACCTACACCTGCAAGTTCTTCTGCTACAGACTGCAATGCAGAAACAATATCAGCTGTGGCAATCTCGCCACCTGCATCGCTATCTTTGACCAATTTTGATAGTTTGATCACAACTATTTCTTCGTGTATTTTTGCCATAGTATATTACTTATGATTTTATAAGCTGAATTGTCTTTTTTATCAGACGCGGACGTATCAAACTCATCATTAAAATCCAGCTCTCATCACTGTGATCTACAAAATAATAAGTGTCAGTCCATTTAAAAGGTTGTACAGTCCAAGTTTTTAATCCAGGACTTAATCTAAGTGTATCTGTATTATTATTTAATAAATGAACAATTGATTCTTTTTGTGCTTCTGTTATTTTAGCTCTATTGAAATAACTACGATGTGTATGCTGGGGATTTTTTAATTGAATTGTGTCACGTGGTCGATCAACAACAGCCTGTTTAAAACTCAAAAAACCTAGATCTATATTACTGTCCAGTATTTCTCTGGGCAACGCATCATCCATTGAATATAGTCGTATGCTGTTGAACTCAATTACCAATTTAAATTGATGTGAGGTATCCAACAGCAACTGACATAGTTTGTGCAGATTGGTAACTATATCATCACTTATGTGAGCTAATCTATGACGATAAAAGTTTTTGCTATTGAACAAATAATGTCTTCTAACGCTAATAACGTTGTCAATAAACTCATGAGATAATTCTCTCATTGCACATGCTTCTTTTAAAACCGCAGACATACAGTAGGGGTATTGATCGTAGAACAACCGATCCCTGAGTACAATATTAGGCTTGTGGGGCAACTTGGTCAATTAAAATATATCCTTGGTCGTCAACAACGGCTGTGTGTTTAGCAACAGTGGTTTCAAATTGAATTTGATCATTGTCAATGTATGTGCGAATTGAGCAGTCAGACAATCGATCAAACAAGATTCGCTTGCTCAACGGCACACGAATAAGTTCGTCAATTTTGCGTGATAGCGGACGTGCACCCATTTTGGGATCGTATCCTTTTTCTGCAAGCATATCAATTACTGCTTCGTCAAACAGCAAACGAATGTTCTTGGCCATTAAGCTTTGCTGTAACTCTGCAGTGAACTTGACCACAATCTTTTTAATAGCCAAGGTGTCTAGTTTGTTGAACTTACAAATAGCATCAATGCGATTGCGCAGTTCAGGTTTGAAAAACTCTTTCATTGCACGATCTTCTTCGCCTGTTTTTTCCAGTGCTTTGCCGAAGCCAATATTGTTGTTTTCGTTGTCCCTAGCACCCAGGTTAGAAGTCATAATAATGATACAGTTTTTAACATCAACTGCTTTGCCACTACTGCCAGTGATCTTGCCTTCATCTAACATCTGCAACATGATGTTGACCACATCAGGGTGTGCCTTTTCAATTTCGTCAAACAACAAAATGCTAAAAGGATTTTTAGAAATATCGCTGATTAACTTGCCGCCACCAACATTACCATCATCAAATCCAACATACCCGGGAGGTGCACCAATAAGGCTTGCCACACTGTGTTTTTCCTGGAACTCACTCATGTCATATTTTAACAACTGCATGTCGAGATGTTCGCTCAACAACTTGGCAAGCTCTGTTTTACCTGTGCCTGTTGGACCCAAGAACAAAAAGCTAGCAATAGGCTTTTTAGCATTGCCAATACCAGAGAAGTTGATGTAAATGCGTTCTAACACAGTGTCGATTGCTTGATCTTGTCCGTACAAGAACTGTTTGACATTGCTTTCAAGTTCAACAATTTTAACACTGCGTTCATTTTGCAAGCGATCCAATGGCACACTAGTCACACGGCTGACCTGAGCCATGATCATGTCTTTGTTCACAGTGACATTGCCTGCATCTTTAACACGCTCGGCAGCACATGCACCATCAATTAAATCAATTGACTTGTCGGGATTTTTGCGATCATGAATATAACGTCCTGATAATTCAACTGCTGTGGTAATTGCATCTGTGTCAATCATCACATTGTGGAACTGTTCTAGTCTTGGACTGAGTCCAATGAGAATTTGTTCTGTGGTTGCATCATCTGGTTCGCCAATGCTGACTCTGTGGAATCGACGCATTAGTGCACGATCTTTTTCAAACGATTCGTAGTATTCTTCCCAGGTGGTGGATGCAATGACTTTTAAATGTCCGTGTGTGATTGCAGGCTTGATCATGTTGGCAAAGTCTAGACTTGAATTGCCATTTGTACCTGCACCCATCATGGTATGAGCTTCGTCAATAAACAACACACAGTTCTTTTTGGCCTGTAATGCTGAAATAATATCCTTGAACTTTTCTTCAAACTCGCCGCGATACTTAGATCCTGCCAGCAACGAGCCAATTTCTAGTCCCCAGACTTCGTTGCCTTTAAGGAATTCAGGCACACGCCCGGCTTGAATTTCTTGTGCAAGTCCTTCAACCACAGCAGTTTTGCCTACACCAGGATCACCCACCATGAGCACGTTGGCTTTGAATTTGCGAGCCAGCACAGTGATCATTTCATCAAGCTCGGCAACACGACCAATCAAGGGTTCCAAGCGCCCTTCTTGTGCAAGTCTAGCAAAGTTAATACAGTGCTCGCCTAAGATTTCGTCTGCTTTGGAATTTGTAATTTTTCTGTCATGAGCATTGTAGTTCTTATGGAAAAACTCAGAAAACTCAGTTTTGGTAACATTGTATTTTAACAAATAATAATGCGCATGACTATTAGTTTCGCTCATCATGGCCAGATACAAATCCAACATTGTTATGGCCCTGCGACCTGTAAACAGCACCTGTGTCAATGCTCGATTGAACATTCTCTCTAATGCGTTGGTTTTGCGTGGTGTTATATTTTTGTGTTCAGCAAGCAAACTGATTTGAGATAAAATGTATGCGGATACCTCTGCTTCAAGTTGCTCAACTGGAGTACCGTACTTTTCTAACAGAGTTCGAAATGGCGGATACTGAATCATTGATAACAATACATGTTCGGTTATCACGTATGAATGGTTATACTCGGTTGCAATAACAATTGCGTTGTTAACAATTTCATCAATTTCGGGATTATTTTGCATTGTATTCTTTATAGATTTGTTGCGTACAGTGTATTATACTGTGAATAGTTGATTAAATCAACTGTGATTTGCTCTTTCTTGTTTTATCATATTTAACAAATCTTCGGGTATGTGTTTGGGTATGACTGCTTGTATTGTTACAATTATGTCACCAGGGCCATTTTTGCCGGGTATTCCGTGACCTCGTAATCTCATTCGAGCACCTGGTTGTGTGCCGGGCGGTATCATAATGGTTATGTTATTCCCTAAGATGTCTTTGACTGTGGACTCGCCGCCTATGATAAGATCCCAAACTTCGATGTTATGATCTGTAAATAGATTTGATCCGTCACGCTGCCAGTCTGGATGTTGTGCAACTCTGAATGTAACAATTAAATCTCCGCCACCTGGCGCCAATCCTCTGTATTGAATACCATCACCGTTGTTGATGCCTTGTGGTATTTCTATTTCAATGGTGTTGCCTTGTCCGTGCCCTAGCCCAATGGTACGTTTGCCCCCTGTGATTACATCAACCAAATTGATTGATACATTTATTTTGCTAATGGGCGTCTGTTGTCGACGTTGCTGATTAAACTGTGCTCCAAACACATTGAAAATTGTATTAAAATCAAATTGTTGACCTCCTGTGTTTTGTGCAAAATTTCCCCACTGTGGTTGTGGGCTATCGTACTGTTGACGCTTGGCCGGATCAGACAATGTGTCGTAGGCAGTTTGTATCTGTTGGAACTTGGCAGTATCGCCACCTTTATCCGGATGGTGTTGGCTGGCCAACTTACGATAAGCTTTTTTAATTTCGTCAGCGGCAGCAGTTCTGGGCACACCTAATGTAGCGTAGAGATCGGTCATAAAAAAATCCTGTATAACTTAATTATACAGGATTGTCGATGGTAAATCAATTACTTCTTATCGGGTACTTTGGTTCCATCTAATTTCTTATGTTGCTTGACTTCTTTGCAGTTTTGTTTGACTTTTTTGGTTTTTGGGTCTACAACATCTTTGCCTTCTTTGTCCTTGACGTCTACACAAACTTTTACAGTTTCTTTTTTGGGCTCTTCGGCCAACACTGGTTGTGCCAGTACCAAACATAGACCTGCTACAAATATAACATTTTTCATTTTATTTTCCTTGATTGTTAATTATTGAAATGGTACCCTTGGGATAATGATAGGAGGATCTGTTGGGCGTCCGTGAGGTCCATGTTCATGGTTATGATTATGGTTATGATTATGTCCCGGAGTGCCATGAGGTTTGTTGTGTGCTTTCATGTCAGCTGACCCTAATGCTTTAGAATAATCAACTTTACCTCTAAAGCAACCAACAGCGTATGGAAATTCATTGTTCAAGTGATAGTGATAGATATTTTTGATTTTACCATCCCACATCACTGGATGAGTGTGTCCATGACATTCATCCAGTTGCTCATT